TACATCGGCATGGAGACAGACGTAGCTTCTGCAAACGCTGATGCTGGCGCACTTAAGTACATCGTTAATGCTGCTGCAAGAGGCGCATTGAAGTCTACTGAGAAGGCATCAAACACAGCTCAGTTTGTATGGGAAGGCAACGAGATTAATGGTTATCCTGCTCTTGTTTCTAACCAGCTTGCTAACAACGATGTTCTCTTTGGAGACTTCTCTCAGCTTGTAATGGGTACATGGTCTGGTGTTGACTTAACTGTTGATCCTTACGCTGGTGCAACAAGTGGAAACGTCAGAGTAATTGCATTACAAGATGTAGATTTCGCTGTGAAGCAACCTGGCGCATTTTGTTACGGAACATAAGAACATGAAGGTTAAAATCCTCCGTGATGTAATGGTAGCTGGAGTCCGACAGGACTCTGGCTCTTCCGTTGACCTTGACGATCATGTTGCTCAATTATTAATCGGTCAAAATCAGGCCGAAGAGTATGTTGAGCCTGCTCCTAAGAAAGCTGTTAAGAAACCTGTAACAGCAAAGCCTAAAGAGACTCCTGCTCCAAAGGCTGATACTCCTCCTCCTACTGCCTCCGCAGCGAAATAAAATGGCTATTATTCAGCAAAACTTAGAGAAGCTGAGTGTTTTCGCTGGTGTACCTACTCCAGCAGCAAACGTAACTGCTACTCAAACATCAGGTGCTTTAGATCTCCTTACATACGATGGAGATGTCATCTTGATCTTAGATTGTTCTGCTAGTGGCGGTTCTAGTCCTACATTGGACATTAAGGTTCAAGATTGTGCTACTTCTGGTGGCTCTTATGCAGATGTTTCTGGTGCTGCTTTTACGCAGGTAACTACTTCTGCTTCATTACAAACACTTGCTCTTAACAAAGATGAGTGCAAGCGTTACATCAAGATTGTTCAAACTCTTGGTGGTTCTTCTCAAACTTATCGTTACAGCATCAACTTAGTTGGTCTTAAAAAGTACGGTTAATTTTATATAGCCCCTTTACTGGGGCTTTTTTCTTATGGCTTTTACTGAAGATTTAGATATTTTTTTCCAAGATTTTCAAGATACTGTTGTCTATTCAAGTTCAACATATAAAGGGATTCTTGAAGAGCCAGATGAAGTGGTTGCTGATGGAGTTGTTATGACCACCGATTATATGTTGACTGCAAAAACCAGCGATTTAGGAGCTTTGGTTTTTGATGCTTCCTTAACAGTTAATGGAGATGCTTATAAAGTTCGTAGTACAAGAAAGATAGATGATGGAAGTCTTTGTATCCTTTCATTAATGAAGACTTAAATTATGGCAAGCAAAAGAGAACAGATTCTTGCAGCATTGAAAACAACGCTTGCTGGAACAACTGGTGTTTCAACTCGTATCTACAGATCGAGGGCAGAACCTACAAGTCGAGCAGAATCTCCAGCATTGGTTCTAGAGTGGAGTAATGATCAACCTTCTGTTAGAGGTACAACAGGTCATATTGATTGGACATTACGAGTGAGAGTGGTTGTTATCTCTAGGGGAACAATCCCAGATAATTTGGCTGATGCAACGGTTGAAAGTTTACATTCCAAGTTATTAGCAGATCCTACGGTTGGTGGTTTAGCAATAGATGTACGTCCATCAACTACAACATTTGAGTTAATAGAGGCAGATCAGCCAGCAGGATTAATCATGTGCGAATTTGAAGTTGATTACAGAACTCTTTATGGCAGTCTTTCTTGACCCCTAACAAGGCATATTGTTTATGATGATAATTGAAATTCTTGGGAGAGGGCAGGAAATCATTCCTTGTTCCTGCTCCAATTCCAATCAAGGTAATTACGAATGGCCTTATTAACACGCAAACGAGTCATTGCTGTTCTAAAGGAAAGCACTGCTGGAACTTACAATGCTCCACAAGCTGCTAACTGTCTTCTTGTTCGTGACTTAAATATCACTCCACAGCAGAGTGATGTAGTAAGTCGTGATCTGATTAGACCTTACTTTGGAGCCAGTGAGCAGTTACAAGCAAACACTAGAGTTGAATGTACTTTCTCTGTTGAAATGGCAGGGATTGGACAGAACGCTGCTAGTAACGAAGATGCTGATAACGCTCCTAACTTTGGTGAGTGTCTTGAAGCTTGTGGATTCACTACGGAGACAACAGACGATGCAAAACGTCTTTACACTCCTAATTCTCTTGACTCCACAACAGTCAGTATTCTCTACAACGTAGATGGTGTTCAGCACACGGTAAAAGGAGCAAAAGGAACATTTTCTATCAACTGCGCTGTTGGTGAAATTCCTACTTTCGATTTCACTTTTACTGGGGTGTATATAGCTCCTGCTGACGCAACTGCATTAACTCCTGCTTATCAGAAGCAGGCTACACCTCTGCTCTTTAACAACTCCAATACTGGTACGTTCAAGATCTTTGGTGAGACAGGACTCCAGATGAGCAGCTTCTCATTGGATCTTGGTAATGAAGTTATTTACCGTGAGTTAGTTGGTGGCAGTCCTGAAGTAATGATCACAAACAGAAGTGTTAGTGGATCAGTAACTGTTGAGGCTGTGAATTTAGCTAGTGGTGGTAGTCAGCAATGGAACCCATTTGCTGCTGCACTTGCTGATGGAACATTAGGTGAGATTAGTTTCGTTCATGGAACTGCTGCACTTAATAAGGTCACAATCCAGTCAGGTCTTGTAACCAGTCAAACAACGAAGAATCGTGTTGACTTAGGTTCTATTGGTTACTCCGAAGAAGACGGAATTGCGATGTGGGATTGCCCTTACACAATGATTCCTTCTACAAGTGGTAATGATGAGCTTTCAATTATCTTTGAATAGTTGAATCTTCACTTTGTAGTGCTGGGGGGTTTATACCCCCCTTTTTTTGGGCTATGGTAATAAGGCATATCATTATTTTTTATGGCATTTATCCGTAGAAAGTCAAAAGCCTATCCTTGGCCTGTTGAAATCAAACGTCCTTCTGAAACAAATGCAGGAGAATTTGAGACAGAAAAGTTTACAGTTAAATTTAAGCGATTAAATAAAAAAGAATTAAATACTTTTACTGATAAGGAGGACTTGCAGGCATTAGAGAAAATTGTGATGGGTTGGAGTGAAATTGCAGAGGAAGATGGAACTGAAATTCCTTTTACCAAAGCAAATTTAAAAGAGTTTGCAGAGGATGTTGATTTTGTTAATGGCGTTGTAGAGGCGTTTCAGAAGTTTTATACAACAGGTAAGGAGGGAAACTAAAAGATGCCGCTATTTACTGGGCTTCTGGCGGCAAAGAAGAAATAGACATGACTCAAGACGATGCAAAAGCATTTGGTATTGAGATTCCTAAAAGCCCAGAAGTTAAAGATGAATTTGAAATATGGGAATGTAACTGGGAAACAGTAATGATGTTTTTATACATGCAGACTCAGTGGCAAGTCTCCATGTCTGGTTATGTTGGATTAAAATATGAGGTATTATTAATGGCTGGAGGACTATTTGACCTCTACAATGTAGAAGACCGTACTGAGGTGTTGGAAGGGCTTCAAATTATGGAAACTACGGCATTAAAAGAATTTCATAAGAAGGAGTCTAAATAATGGCTGGACAAGTTGCAAAGCTCACGTTTGAGACAGCTATAAAAGGCTTTGAAGAAGTTCAAGGTTTAGGAAAAGCTTTAAAACAAATTAATGTTGTCGCTGGTAAAAGTGATAAACAGTTTTTATCAGTTGCGAAAAGAGTAAAAGAATTTGCTAATGCAAATAGGAATAGTGTTAATTCGATTAGAGGACAAATAGTTGCGTTAGATAAGTTAAAACAATCAGCGATGATTGGAGGCAAAGCATATAAGTCATTATCAAAAGATATTATTGCTTTAAATACTCAATTATTAACTTTAGCGAATACAGAAAAGATAGCTCAACAGACTGCGGCTTCTGCTGCTTTGGTTGAAAGAGATGCACAAGGCAGGAGACTGGATGATCAAAGAGTTAATAGAGGGCAATTATTATCTACAGGACAATTATTAGGTCAAGTAGGTGGGGTTAATGTTGTAAGAGGAGATGTCTTTGAAAGAAGAATTGCTTCCTTTGCTGAGTCCATGAAAGGATTGGAAGTTACACAAAATTCTTATAAAACTCTTTTAGATTTATTAATTACAACAACTAGGAATTTTAATAATGCTCAAGCCACAGCAACAAATCTTGTAAGCAACAAAAATGCAATGGGCCTCGTTAGAGGAGAAATAGACAAAAGAAGAGAAGCATTGCGTTCGCCTTATTCAATAACTAGAGAGTCTCCTTCTCCCTTAGCTATGCAAGGGCCGTGGGATGTAGGTCAATACAAGCGTGAGTATGCAGAGAAACCTTATTGGGAAAAATTCTTTAAAAACTTTGCTCATACTTATTTAGGTTATACAAGTAAAGATTTAGCGAAGGCTTTAGATGACGTAGTTGTTGCACCAGAAGTTCCAGGGGCAAGATCAGGTTTAAGAGCAGGTCAGTTAGCAGGATTACCTTTTGATAAAGATCCTTATAAAAATATATTGCCAACAAGTGCTAGTTATAGAACAGAGATAGCAAAACTAGATGATCAGTTAGAGCATTTAACTCATAACAGCGAAGAATATAATACTGTTGCGAAACAAAAAGCAAAACTTGAGAAGGAATTAGCAAAAGCAACGAAACAATCTGTTGAAGAGCAAAGAAAAGGTTTTAGGACAGATAGAAGAACAAGAGGAAGAGGACAAGTCTATAGAGATACTTCTGGGGTAATGATTGGAAGAGGGCAAAGTTTTGCGTTGCCACCAGGTATAGAAAGTGGTGCAATGCAAACTGTTCAAACTCTTAAAGAGTTTGTAGCAGAGCAAGAAAAATTAAATATTACAGGTAAAAGCAATATAAATACACTTGTAAAAACAAGACAAAAATTTGATGAGATAAGAAATACTTTAGATCCTACAAGTAAGCGGTTTAAAGAAGTAACAAAGGCAATAGCCGCAACTGATAAGGCTTTGCTTCGTTTATCTAATAACAAATTTAGCGGTGCAAATTTAAGAAGAACAGGTCAGTCAATCTTAGGTGCTGGTTTTGTTGGTGGGCCTGCTGGTTTCTTAGGTGCGGGACTTGGAGCTGGTATTGAAGCTTTAAGACCAGGTGGCGATATGGCTGGTGGTGCGATTACTGGTGGTCTTGTTGCTAGTCAAGTGCTGACACCAATTACTCAGGCGGTTGGTGGAGCTACTACTTATGCGTCAGATATTGCGAAAGCGAATATTGCATTACAAGGAATAACTAAAACCACAGAAAATTACGATGTTGCACAACAAGCTATTACAAAAGCAGTTGAAGTCTACAACGTACCACAAGAAGTAGCGATAAAAGGGATGACAAGATTAAGTGCTGCTGTATTAGGTGCTGGTGGAAATATTCATAACGCAGCAGAAGCATTTTTAAATACAACTGTTGCAATTAAGGGTACTGCTGGTAGTGCAGATGATGTTAAGTCTGCGATCACAGCGATGGTTCAAATATATTCAAAAGGGAAGGTAAGTGCAGAAGAATTGAGTGGACAATTGGGCGAGAGATTCCCTGCGGCAGTTACGAAGTTCGCTAAAGCAAATGATATTTCGACTCAAGCATTACAGAAAAATTTGAAAGATGGAACGGTAGGATTAGACATGTTAAGTAAGTTTGTGACGAGCTTAGGTAAGGAATATGCACCATTAGCTGAAGAGATCGCAAAGTCTAATGAAGAGGCAGGTGCAAGAGCGCAGATTGCGATGAATAAAATGAAAATCGCAGTTGGTACTGATTTAAAGGATGTTGGTGCAGAATTTCAAATAATAGGTGCAGAATTAAGTGTTTCTCTTATTCCAGCACTTAAGAGTATTGCAATGATTGGAGCAGCGACTTTCTCTGGATTGGCTGCGATAATTAGTGGTGTTGTCGATAATTTCCATGAAATAGCTTCTATTCTTGCAATCGTTGGAGCTGCATTTGCGGCAGCCGCAATACAAGCTAAAGGGTTTACTCTTGCTCTTGCTGCAAGCAAAATTCAAGCTGCACATGCTGGAATAGTAAAAATGGCTGCTGCTTTGAGAATTATGACTATTGCTCAGATCAAAGCGAATATTGCTGCATACGCTAATCCTTACGTTGCGTTAGCTGCTGGTCTTACTGCTGCTGCGATTGCTGCTCATAGATTTGCTACATTAAATGATAGATTGGCTGCACAATTAAATTCTGGGACGGCAACAGAAGACGATGTAACTAAAGCTCTTAAGAGAAGATTAGATATTCAAAGACAAATTACAGATTTGGAAAGCAATAAGAGTAAGCGTGGTGGTGCTTCAAGGGCTAATAGAATTAGAGATTTGAAAGAAGATTATGATGCTTTAACTGAAGCAATAGAAGCCTATAGGAATGGTCAAACTGGTGTATTAGAAGACATGGAAAAACTTACTAAAAAGTTCAGTAAAATGTTGTCAGAGGGGCAAAAAACTTATTCAGGATTACAGGGTGGTTGGGAGAAGTTTGCAGATTCAGTGAAAAATATAGGAGAAGAAGTTGCAAATGTCACAGCATCATGGTTTGACAGGGCTGCTGATTCTTTAGCTAATTTTGTGATGACTGGTAAATTTCAGTTTAAAGAATTTGCTCGTTCAATCATTGCGGATATAGCGAAGATGATTGCAAAACAAATGATATTTAATATGATTGCTGGACTTACTGGTGGAAAAGGTGGTTGGTTTAGCAAGTTAACTGGTGGTGGTGGTGGTGGTGGTGCTGATGTTAATAATGCCAAAGGAAATGTCTTTGCTCAGAACGGCATTGTTCCTTACGCCAAAGGAGGCATAGTCAACAAACCTACATTCTTCCCATTTTCAAAGGGAACTGGCCTGATGGGAGAAGCTGGGCCAGAAGCGATTATCCCCCTCCAGCGTGGTAGGGATGGAAAACTTGGAGTAGCTGGTGGCGGTGGCTCTACTACTGTGAATGTGTCAGTCGATGCGAAAGGTAGTAAAGTCGAAGGTGATGGCAAACAAATGGCTCAACTAGGAAAGCTGTTGGGTTCTGCAATTGAGATGGAGATTGCAAAACAAAAACGACCAGGAGGACTTTTAACTTAATTTCTTATGGCTAATTTTGATGATCTTACTGTTGGTTGCGTGACGGCTCCTAGTTATTCCGCAAGTGTTAGTGAAGCCCCTGATCTTCGTATCACCCAATTCGGAGATGGCTACCAGCAAAGAAATACGATGGGTATGAATACGAGAAGAAAACAATGGAGTCTTTCATTTAACAACAGAACCAATGCAGATCGAGATAAAATAGTTGGTTTCTTACAAGCAAGAAATGGTAAGGAGAGCTTTGACTGGATTGATCCAACAACGACTAATTACAAGAAATATGTTTGCGAAAGTTGGAGTGTAGATATGACATCTTTTAATAACAATACGATTTCAATGGATTTCAAACAGGTATTTGAGGCGAGTTAATGCCAGTACCAGTTAGTCAGCTACAAAGTGTTAATCCAACTGCAATTATTGAGTTGTTTGAGTTGGAATTAGATACAACTTTGCATGGTAATGCAAGGACGGCTGGTTGGAGTCCTTGGGCAGCCAATCGAGATACAAGGTATGGGAAGGAAGTTAGAACTGGCATTGTTCATGGAAGTGGTCTTGTTCTTAGAGCGATAGTTCCTGGTACAACGGGTGGTACTGAACCTACATGGCCTGCCTCAGCAGGCGGGACAGTCACAGATGGAACAGTGACATGGAAGGCTGTTCATCCCACCTATTATTTTCATAATGGTGCTTCTAGTAATACGACAATGGATAATTACAACGATATAAAATTTGGCGGTCAAGTTTATCAACAGCTACCGATTAAAGCAGAAGGATTTGAATATAAGGGGAAAGGATCGTTACCAAGACCAACGATGGTTGTGAGTAATTTATTTAATACGATTACTGCAATTTTGAACGAGGTTAATACTGAAACGACAGGTAATGATTTAGCAGGGGCCAAGTTAACAAGGATTAGAACTCTTGAACGCTTTCTTGATGCTGAAAACTTTGGTACTGATACGTTCCTATTAGATGAAGGTGATGATGGGATTGCAATGGAAAACGATGATACGTTACAGAGAGAAGAACTTGGAAACCCCTATCAAGTTCCAGATGCGACTCAAAGATTCCCTGATGAGGTTTATTTTGTTGATCGAAAGGTAAATGAAAATAAAGAGGTAGTTGAATTTGAATTATGTAGTGCGCTGGATCTTGCTGGCGTTCGTCTTCCAAAAAGACAATGTTTGCCTGCTGATTTTCCAGGTGTGGGTACGTTCTATACATGACTTGGAAAAATGACGCTCTACTGGCGGCAAAAGAAGCTGATCCTAATGAGGCTTGTGGATTATTAGTTGTACTAAAAGGGAAGGAATATTATTGGGCCTGTAAGAATATTTCTGAGAGTCGATATGATCAATTTATTATTGATCCAAAAGATTATGCTGCGGCTGAAGATGCTGGAGAAATTTTAGCCATAGTTCATTCACATCCCCAGACACCACCAACTCCTAGTCAGGCAGACATGGCTTCTTGTGAGAGTAGTGGTTTACCTTGGCATATTGTTAATCCGAAAACAGAAGAGTGGTATTACTTTGAACCATCTGGATACAAAGCACCACTTGAAGGTAGAACTTGGGTATGGGGTGTTTCTGATTGTTGGACGTTAGTAAGAGATTATTATTTAGAGCAAGGTCAGGAGATAAGAGATTGGGATCGACCTGTTAATTCAGAGGATTTTAGGTTGAATCCTATGTTTGATGATTGTTGGAGGGAAGCAGGATTTAGAGAACTTGCTCCAGATGAAGAGCTGCAAAAAGGAGATGCTTTGTTGATGAGTATTCGAGGTCGAGGTTTAAATCATGTTGCAGTATTTTTAGGAGGGAATGATATTTTGCATCATTTGCAAGGAAGGTTGTCGAGTCGTGACCAATTGGACGAATGGCTATTAAAGTGTATTGGTAGGAGGGTAACTTTACGTCATGCTTAGAAAAATCAAGTTATATGGAAAACTTGCAAAGTTTGTTGGTCATAGAGTTTTAGAAGCAGACGTACATAATGCTGCTGAAGCTTTTCGTTTTTTAATTGCTAACTGGCCTGCTTTAGAACAGCACATGACAGATCAATACTACAAAGTAGAAGTTGGTAATAATGCTTTAACTTTGGAAGAGACTGTTTATCCTATTGGTTCAGACGATATAAGTATCACTCCTGTTATCGCTGGTGCTGGTAATACGGGAAGGATTATTTTAGGTATTGCAATAGTCGGAATAGTCCTTGCCACAGGTGGTCTTGCGGCTCCTGGTCTTACTGGTTTTGCTGCTACTCAAGGAGCTACTACAGGAATTAGTACTTTATTTGCAGCAGGTGGATGGGGGTGGGCTACTGTTGGAAACATAGGTTTTATGTTAATTCTTTCTGGGGTTGCTGGACTATTAGCTGATGATCCGAGTGTCCCAAAATCAGAAGAAGATCCGCAAAATCAGTTTAGTTTTAGTGGAATACAGCAAACTGGTAGAGCAGGAACAGCAGTTCCAGTTTGTTATGGCGAGATTCTTACAGGATCTGTCGTCATTTCAGCCGAAATTGACGTAGCGGAGAACAGAGCATGACAAAGTTAATTATTGGTAGTGGAGGAGGTAAAGGTGGTGGAGGAGGTAATCGTACTCCTAAAACTGCTCCAGATTCTCTTGATAGTAAGAGTTATGCAAATGTCTTAGATCTTATTTCCGAAGGTGAAATAGAAGGATTAAAAGATGGATTGAAATCTGTTTTTCTAAACAACACTCCTATCCAGAACGGTGATGGTAGTTATAACTTTGATAATGTTTCTTATGAGTTTAGAGAAGGTACCTCAAGCCAAACCAGAATTAATGGTTTTGATAATGCAGCTACTACAATTTCTGTTAATAGGCAGGTCACAAAAGATGATCCAAATATAGGAGAAACAGAAACGGTTGCGACTTCAGATTCTGTTGATGTTGTTCGAGTTATTATTAAAATTCCAGCCTTACAGAATATTACTGATAAAGGAGATATTACAGGGACTGAGGTTCAAATAAAGATTCAAATGTCAGTTGATGGAGGTGGTTTCGTTGACAAAATTACAGATACAATTTCAGGTCGAACAGGTGATGCTTATAAGAGAGATTATGAAATAATTTTACCTTCGACTTTTAGTACAGAGGTTAAAATAAGAGTTATTCGTTTAACAGATAATACACAAGCGGGTGGAAGACTAAGTAATGATACTTGGTGGGATTCATACGTCAAAATTACTTATACAGACAATACTTATCCGAACTCTGCATTGGCTGGAATTCGTATAGATGCAGAACAGTTCTCTACTATTCCTCAAAGGGCTTATTTGATTCGTGGTACAAAAATAAGAATCCCTAGTAATGCCACTGTTGACAGTGATACTGGGGCGTTAATTTATTCAGGAACTTGGAATGGTACTTTCCAAGCAGCTACTTGGTGTAGCGATCCTGCTTGGTGTTTATGGGATTTATTAACATCGCAAAGATACGGACTTGGGGATCATATTCTTACAGCTTCAGAGAAAGCTAGTTTTAATGGAAATGCAGAACGGTTAAGTAAATTTGATTTCTATGCTGCTTCTCAGTATTGCACTGCAAATAATACTCGACCTAGTAATCCAAATAATGATTATGGTGCGAATGGCAAGCATGGAATAGCTGATGGCTTCGGGGGGTACGAGCCAAGGTTCTCTTGTAATGTTTATATCCAAGGCAGGGCAGAAGCATTTAGGTTGATCAATTCAATGGCTTCTGTCTTCAGGGCTATGTCTTACTGGTCAGTAGGTGCGCTTTCCTTGGCACAGGACAAACCTCAATCCAGTAGCTATTTGTTCACATTGGCAAATATTACTTCTGATGGATTCAATTATTCAGGAAGTAGTCAAAGGTCAAGAGCGACAGTTGTTGTCGTTAAATATTTCGATCAAACACTTAGGTCTTTTGCTTATGAACAAGTTAAAGATGATGCCACGATGTTCAATGGTATAGCCAAGTATGGCGTTATTACTAAGAACATTGAAGCTTTTGCTTGCACAAGTCGTGGACAAGCGAAACGTATTGGGAAATGGATGATCTATAGCGAATCACAGGAAACTGAAGTTGTGACTTTTACTTGTAGCTTGGAAGCAGGGGTTTTAGTACGTCCTGGGCAAGTTATTGATGTTGCAGATCCATTAAAAGCTGGTCTTAGAAGAGGTGGTCGAATTGCCTCTGCTACTACTGGACAAATAACTGTTGATGGCACTCCTGGTGTTGATACAGATCTTCCTCAAGGTACAAGTGCTGCTTTGGGATATACAAGAACGCTGCATGTTTTGCTTTCTGATGGAACTGTTGAATCCAGAACTGTCAGCGATATTACTGGCAATATTATTATTCCAAATACTGCTTTTAGTAGCGCACCGAATACTAATAGTATTTGGGTATTAGAAACAACAGGTGGTACATCTGCCCAGAACTTGCAAACAACTCAGTGGAGAGTGGTAGGGATAGAAGAAGCAGATGATCTTGAATACAAGATTTCGGCACTTGCTTATAACGCTTCTAAATATGCAAATGTCGAAGCAGGGATTTCACTTAGCCAAAGAGACTTTAGTAATTTAAATGAGATCCCTTCGCCTCCTCCTTCTCCTTTAACTATTATTGAACAGCTTTATAAGCAAGCTGATCAAGTTAAATCAAAGATAGTTTTTTCTTGGCAATCTGTTTTAGGTATTAATAAATATGAGGTTAGGTGGAGAAAAGATAATGGCAATTGGACTACTTATAAAAAGATAGGAACTAGCGATGATATTACTGATGTAACTGCTGGTTATTTCGAGTTTAAAATTTTCAGTCTTAATGCAACGGGAGTTCCTTCTAATACTGCATTAGCTGGGAGTATTGCTGCTACAGGTAAAACTCGTAAGCCTAGTAATATCACTAACTTTGCTTATCTATTAGATCCAACTTTAGGTTTTGTCTTGCAATGGGATAAATTAGTTGCGACTTATCCTTATTTTGATGATTTAGATGTTGTTGGATATGAAATAAGAACGACTAATGCTAATTTTGGTCTAGCAAATAATGATTACTACAACCCTGCAAGTCCTGTCGCTGGGGAAAATTTAATAGCAAGGGTTACAGCTAATAGTTATAACCTTGGTTTTATAGCTACTGGTTCTCAAGGTTATTGGATTAAAGCTTATGACAGTCAAGATCAATACAGTACAACTGCTTCGTCTATTTCTATTTCAATATCGGCTCCTGTTGCCCCAACAGCTTCTATAGTTTTTGAAGGAAACAATGTTGTTATTTCTTGGAACCAAGTTTCAACAACAGGACGATATGCAATTTCTCATTATGAAGTTTCAAAGAGTTCTACATTCGCAACTGTTCTTGAGAAGTTAGATACAACGGTTTACAAGAGAGAAGTTGATTGGACTGGTACTGGAACATTTTATCTTAGGTCTGTTGATATAGCAGGGAATACAAGCACAGGAACTGTTCTTACTCTCGCTAATGAAGGCGCACAGAATTATGGATTAGCTGTTAATTACAACAGTGGAACTTCTGCTGAATTGACATGGACAGATAAGGATGGCAGTACTCCTACTGTTGCTTATGAATTAGCTCATAGTGCTACTACTGTCTCTGCTTTTTCTTCAGCTACAGAAAACCAGCAAGTTAAAGGAACAACTTTCTCTTATGTCGTTAATTGGACAACTAATAAGAGGTTTTGGATTCGTGCATTAAATGGTCAAGGAGTTGCAGGTGCAGCAGAATATGTTGATATTAATTTCGCTTTACCTAGTGCAGTCTCTAGTCTTACTACGACATTTAAAGGTACAACAGGAAACGCACTACTTAAGAGTGAATTAGAAATCTCATGGAACGCTGCAACCAAAGGTTCATTAAATATTGAAGAATATGAAATCAGAAGAGGTAGCAGTTTTGGGGGCGCAACTGTTATTGCAACAATAAAAAGTTTGTCTGCAACGACACAGGTTGACTGGAATGGTACTCAGACTTTTTGGGTCGTAGCAAAGGATATAAATGGAAATTATGGAACTGAGCTTTCAGCAGAAGCGACTGTCACTCCTCCAAAGGCAGTGACCTTTAATAATGGAACTTTTGCTCAAGAAGTTATTGATAACAATGTTTTACTTAACTGGACTGAAGCACAATCAATTCTTCCGATTCTTTATTACAACATTAAAAAAGGAGCTAGTTATGCGAGTGGAAGCACTATTGGAACAAAACAGGGATTGTTTACCACTGTATTTGAAACTGTTTCTGGGACGTTTACTTATTGGATAGCAGCAATTGATTCTGCAAATAATGTTGGGGAACCTGCCTCAGTTACTGCAACTGTTAATCAGCCTCCTGATTATGTTTTAAGAAAAAATATTAATAGTACTTTCGTAAGTCAGGGTTCTGTTCCTACGACAGTAACGAGTTCAAATGCTTTTGCTGATCAAGGGGTTTTATTCGTCAACGTAGATACTGCAAGGACATATCAAGAACATTTTGTTGGTACTGGATCAGTTGGTTCTCCTCAGTATCCGAATTGGAATTCGTATGGAGCAGATAAGATTTACGGATTACCTTCTGCAACTTCTGGCTTTTATCAAGAAATTCTTGATTATGGGACAACTTTGGCAGGTACAAAGATAGTCTCAACTCTAACTGGAACACATGAAGCAGGTTCTACGTCTGTTACTCCAAAGATTTCTATTAGTTCAAATAACTCAAGTTATACAGATTATGCAGGTGGAACAACGACAGACGCTAACAGTACTCATAGTGCTTTTGGAACAAGCTTTAGATATGTCAAATTCCGCTATGATTTTGCAAGTGCAGGAAATGATGACTTATTAAAAATAACTGCTTTTAATATGAGATTAGAAACTAAACAAAAAACAGATTCAGGTAGTGGAACGGCAGCAGCAAGTGATAGTGGTGGAACAACAGTTAACTTCAATACTCCAGCAGGAGGAGGAACGTATTTCGTTGATGTGGTGTCTATTACAGTAACCCCAAAAGGTGCTTCAACTCCTGTAATTGCAATTTATGATTTCACTGATACTCCTAACCCCACATCGTTTAAAGTGTTGTTATACAACACTTCTGGCACTAGAGTTAGTGGGGATTTCAGTTGGACGGCAAGAGGTAACTAATGGCTAACTGGAGCAATCCTCAACTCACAAGTACATATACAAATTTCTTAGCAGAAGTAAAAGCTAGGGATGATGATCTTGCTGTTCAATTTTCTACAGGAACAATAAGTAACCAGCCTGACGGTGCAATTAAATGGGATAGCAGTGCAAATATATGGAAGAAATGGAGTGCCAGTGGAAGTTCTTGGGGTGCTTTAACTGCTACTTATGCTTTCCCAGCAATCACGGCAACAACAGGAACATTTAGTAGCAACGTAGCAATAACAGGAACATTAGATGCTTCTAGTACTGTTTCGGGAACGGCTTTTATTCCTGATGGAAGTTCAGCTCCTTCAAATGGACTTTATCTTCCTAGCTCTAACACTCTTGGTTTTTCAGTTTCTAGTGGGCAGAAAGCCTCTTTAAATGCAACTGGATTAAAACTTGGAACAGGTACAGCTTCTTGTAAATTAGATGTTGATGGTGGAATTAAAGTTGCAGGAGGTGTTACTGCTGGATCTCATGGATATGGATTTGGAAGTAATGATGCTGATGGAGGAATGTATTCTCCAGCAGATAACACTCTTACCTTTAAAACTAACGATACAAGAAGAGTAAGTATTGTTGGTGATAAGACTGGAATAAATGTAGATAGTCCTTCTGCTCATTTACATTTGAAAGGTGGTGGAGCTAATGCCACTGATCTTCGATTAGAAAATGATGACGGATATTTACAAGTTAGTGTTGATGCTGATAAAGCTAGATACCAAGCGGATGAACATGTATTTAAGAATCAAGCAGATAATGCAACTTGGGCAACATTAAATAGTACTGGTTTAGGAATTAATGTTACTCCTAGTTCTCATAAATTAGATGTAACAGGTAGTGCAAGAGTTACTGGTGCATTAACAGTTACAGCAGGGATTACAGGCACAGCCACCAAAGCAACAGACCTTGATATTAATGCTGCTAATAAAGTCTTATATCAAGCAAGTAATGGAGATACTTCAACATTAGCGGCTGGTACTTCTGGTGAGTTTTTACAATCAAATGGTGCTTCAGCACCTTCTTGGACTGCTATTTCTACAAATGGAAATGTCCCGATTGGTGGAATCATTATTTGGTCGGGTGCTGCTAATGCTATTCCTACTCATTGGAGTTTATGTAATGGTCAAACTGTAAATAGTCATACGACTCCAAATCTACTGGATAGGTTTATCGTAGGAGCTGGGAATACTTATAGCGTTGCAAATACTGGTGGTAGTGTTGATGCAATAGTTGTTGCTCACACTCATACATCCGCCGCCAATGGTACACACAGTCATGGTGTTACCGATCCAGGCCATACCCACACTTATACAGGCAGATACAGTAGTACTATCAAATCTTATGGTGATTCCGACTGGACTCGTCCTAACAACGGAACTGATCAGAGAACTACGAACAGTTCTAATACTGGAATCTCTATTAATAATGGTGGTAGCCACTCTCACACTATTAATGCGACTGGTGCTTCAGGGACAAATGCAAACTTGCCTCCTTACTATGCTCTCTGTTACATAATGAGAACTTCTTAATTAGTTCCCATTGAGTCGTTAGTAACAATAAAACTTGTAATAATATGTTTTTCCCCTTTGATTGGAGACAAGCCTCTATGGGGATAAGTCCAAGTAGAGGGGAAAAGAACTAATTTCCCTGGGGATGGAGTTATTTTATGTCCAAAATTAAATTCAGTTTCTCCTCCTTCTTCGACAGTATCTAAATACCAAATACATGCAATAGCTCTCGACCATCCATCTCCGAGAGTAAAGGCATCTACATGCCAATTGTAATAATCTCCTATTTTGTATTCTTTTACGTTGTATCCATCATCTTTTATATTTGCTGACCATAAACGTGTGCCAGGTAGATCTATGACTTTTTCTACTGTGTCCATATATTTTTCAACTTCGTTCGTTAATGTTTTGAACAAAATTTGATCAATATCTTTCCATTCGTCTAATACGCTTATGTTTAAATCAATTGATTTTTTCATATCAGGGATCACTTCTCCTGAAGTTGTTATTCCTGCTTTTTTTCTGTCGTCACGTTTAAAGCGAAGAATGATTTCTTTACAAACTTCTGGAGATAATGAATGATTATTCTCGTATATGAGTTCTTTGAAGTCTTTCATGGCTAATTAATAAAGATAGGAAAAGCAAGAAGATTCAAGAAAATCTTCGTTTCTTCTCGGTGGGATAGGTATTATTAGACTATCCTAAAGAAGATCCAAGAGGGAAGGAAGTGGCAAACAGGAAAATTACAGATTTGACTGCGTTAACAGTCGCAGCAGTAGATGATGTCATACCCATAGTCGATATTAGTGAAACCAGTAACACAACGAAGAATAAGAAAATAACGGTTGAGAATCTATTACAAACAGGTTCTATTAGTTTTAAACTTGCAGATGGGACAGCATCAGCACCAAGTCTTGCTTTCACAACTGCAACAACAACAGGTTTATATCGTAGTGCGGCAAATGAATTATCTATAGCAACTAATGGTGGTCAGGCGATCAAGGTAGAAGCAAATAATAAAACCACAATTTATGGAGATCTTGTAGTTACTGGTGGAACTACAACTATTTCTTCTACTCAGATTGATGTAACAGATAAGAACTTGCAGCTTGCTACAGGCAACAGTTCTGATTCTGGGGCAGATGGAGGTGGTCTAACTCTTAAAGGTGCAAGCGATAAAACTTGGAATTGGGTTGACAGTACAGATTCTTGGACAGCTAATCAGCATATTGATGTCACAACTGGAAAAGTTTTCAAGATTGCTGGCACTGAAGTTTTAAGTGCAACAACATTAGGATCTGCTGTAGTTAATAGTTCTCTTACTTCTGTAGGAACACTTGGATCATTAACAGTCACTAATGCTGTAACCGCAGGCAGTCTAGATATTTCTGGGGGGGCTGATATAGATGGAACCTTAGAGGCTGATGCTTATACCGTTGATGGCACAGCATTAAACGAATATATCGCCGACACAGTTGGGGCGATGGTTTCTAGTAACACTGAAACCAATATTACTGTCACCTATGACGACTCAGACAACACTCTTGATTTTGTCATTGGCACATTAAATCAAGATACAACTGGTAATGCTGCAACAGCGACTGCATTAGAAACGGCAAGAACTATAGGAGGTGTGTCATTCAACGGAACTGCGAATATCAATCTTCCTGGTGTAAATCAAACGGGAAATCAGAACACTACAGGCAGTGCGGCAACATTAACCACAGCGAGAACGATAGGTGGTGTTTCTTT